GCGAGGAACACAAGGAAATCTACGAGACCGAAACCTCGGAACGTTCCTTTGAAGAAGAAACCAAGCTGTCGGGCTTCTCGGCTGCTCCTGTCAAGAACGAAGGCCAAGCCATCGCTTACGACAATGCACAAGAAGCTTGGACTGCTCGTTACAACCACGAAACCATCGCTCTGGGTTTCTCGCTGACGGAAGAAGCTGTTGAGGACAACCTCTACGACACGCTGTCGGCGCGTTACACCAAGGCTCTGGCTCGTGCTATGGCTTACACCAAGCAAGTCAAGGCTGCTAACGTCCTGAACAACGGCTTCTCGGCCTCGTACGCTGGTGGTGATGGCGTCGCTCTGTTCTCGACCTCACACCCGCTGGTTTCGGGTGGCGTTAACAGCAACACCCCGAGTGTCGCTGCTGACCTGAACGAAACTTCGCTGGAAAACGCTGTGATTCAAATCGCTGCGTGGACCGACGAACGTGGCCTGCTGATTGCTGCTAAGCCGCGTAAGCTGATTGTTCCGCCCGCCCTGATGTTCGTCGCTACCCGTCTGTTGGAAACCGAACTCCGTGTCGCTACCGCTGACAACGACATCAACGCGCTGAAGACCAACGGCTCGATTCCGGAAGGCTATGGCGTCAACCACTTCCTGACCGACAGCAACGCTTGGTTCCTCACCACCGACGTGCCGAATGGTATGAAGCATTTCGTTCGTACCCCGCTGGCTACCTCGATGGACGGCGACTTTGATACCGGCAACGTCCGTTACAAGGCCCGTGAGCGTTACAGCTTTGGCTGGTCGGACCCGCTCGGCATGTTCGGTTCGCCGGGTGCCTAAGCACTAGTAGTAGAGGAGGGGGCTTGCGCCCCCTCTTTTTTGCCATACAATGCTGCACTGCAGCATGCGTATTAAATTTTAGAATACAAAGGAGCAACTATGAACTTCAATCACCTGTATACCCAGTGGTCCACCGCTTTCCGTGACCTCGCCGTTGCCCAATTTGGTCTGTTCATGGACGGTTGGAAGGCTATGGAAAAGGCTGCACAAGACTGGAAGAAGTGATAGAGTAGTTTTGTGATGCCCCTAGGTGAGTAGCCTAGGCCCGACGCCCCTTAATTGGGGCGTCTCTTTTTGTCTTGTGTATCTTTATGTTAGATGGTATAAAACAACCATCTAGGGACCCCAGCCCGTACGACTGACCTAGCAGACTTTGTAGAGACTTACGGGCTACGTGCTACAACACAAGGATATATCATGGCTAGTACAACTTTTTCGGGGCCGGTAACTTCGACCAATGGTTTTATCGGCACTGTGACGGGTAACGTCACCTCCACCACTGCTTCGGTTGGTACCCTGACGGTCACCGCTTCGGCCACTATTGGTGATGCTGCTACCGATACTGTCGGCTTCTTTGGCGCTACTGCCGCTGCTCAACCTGCTAGCACCGGCCAAACTGCTGGCTTTACTGCTGGTTCAGGCACTGCCGTCAACGACGACTCCACCTTCACTGGCGGTTCGGGCACCAAGGCTTACACGGTTGGTGACATCGTCAAGCATCTCAAGGCCCTCGGTCTTCTTGCCGCTAGCTAATAGGAGGCCCAAATGCCTTCAATGCAATATGACGTAAGGTCAGTACGACTAAGTGCTGATGGACAAGCGGTTGGGTATCGGACGCGGGTTAAAGCAATCTATGGTGTTGCTGGCGCAAGTGTTGGTTCTGTTAAGTTTTATGACGGTACTAGCACTTCTGGTGACTTGCTTATCGACATTGATACCCCCGCAGGCACCGGTAATAACTTTTACATGATGATTCCGGGCGAAGGCGTTCTGTTTGAGACAGGCGTCTACGTTGATGTAGACGGCATCACGGGCGTGACTATTTATTATGGCTAAGTCCCCTGCTTGGCAGCGTAAAGAAGGCAAGAACCCCAAGGGTGGCTTGAACGCCAAGGGTCGCGCCTCTTACAACAAAGCCAATCCCGGTAAGCCGGGGTTGAAGGCACCACAGCCGGAAGGTGGTCCTCGCAGAGATTCTTTTTGTGCCCGGATGAAAGGTATGAAGAAGAAACTTACTTCTGCGAAGACTGCCAACGACCCAAACTCGCGTATCAATAAAAGCCTGCGGGCGTGGAAATGTTGACATGGAACATACTCAAGATGCAGCGCTAGCTGTGCTTAGTCATAAAGTTGATTCGCTGCACCACGATGTGTCGGATATGAAAGCCGCGCTGAAGGATGTGGCAAACGCTCTGAACAAGCTCACGCTTGTAGAAGAACGACAGGCCCAAGCCAACGCTAATCAAAAGCGCATGGCTGACAAGTTGGACAAGATTGAGTTTCGCTTGGACGAGTTGGAGAAGGCAGACATTAGCCATAACCGGGCAGCTAACTGGGTGTACAACGCCGTTTGGGGTGCTGCCGGTCTGCTCGTCATGTACGTAGCAAAAATGCTCGGACTAATTTAAGGGGTTCAAAATGAAAGAATCGAAGAAGATGATGGCTAAGGAAGTCGCCTTTATGAAGAAGAAGGGCGCTCCGAAGTCGATGGTCAAGCATGAGATGGCTGAAGCCAAGGGCATGAAGAAGGGTGGTATGGCTTGCGGCGGTATGAAGAAGTACGCCAAGGGTGGTGCTATCGACGGTGTCGCTACCAAGGGTAAGACCAAGGGCACGATGATTAAGATGAAGGGTGCTAAGTAATCATGGCTACTCCAAAAGAAAAACTTAAGCGACTGCGTCTTGACTTAAAAAACCCATTTCCAGAGGCTTACAAAACCGCCGAAGAAAGAAAGGCTGGTACTTATGGTAAGGGCAAACAGGGGCCTTTAACAGAAGGACTTCGTGCAAAGAGCGAGCGTCAAAAAGCTAAGGAAACCCCAGCTTCTACTAAGGCTGCTGAAGAAAAAGAAGTAGATAAGCCCGCTAGTAGTTCCAGCAGTGGTAAGTCCTTTAGCCAAGCTTTTCGTGAAGCTCGCGCCGAAGGCAAAGATACCTTTACTTGGAACGGTAAGAAATACAGCACGGAAATGGCTAGTGACAAGAAGGCTAAGAAGGAAGAGTCGGAAATGTTTACTAGCAGCCAGCCGGATGTCGAAGACACCGAAGAAGGCCGCACTACTACGTTTAAGAAGGGTGGTATGGTTCGTTCTTCGGCTTCCAAGCGTGCTGATGGTTGCTGCGTAAAGGGTAAGACCCGTGGAAGGATGATTTAAATGAGACCGAGTCGGGGTATGGGTTGTATTAATCCTTCCAAGATGCCGAAGGCTAAGACCATTCGTCGCAAGGATAACCCCGACCAAGTAACCGTCTTTAAAGAAGGCGGCGAATCCCGCGTCAACGAAGCAGGTAACTACACCAAGCCCGGTATGCGTAAGTCTTTGTTTAACAGCATCAAAGCCGGTGGTAAGGGTGGTGCTCCGGGGCAATGGAGCGCGAGGAAGGCACAGATGTTAGCCATGCAGTACAAGAAAAAGGGTGGAGGCTACCGTGACTAAGAAGTTTCCGGATTTAACTGGTGATGGCAAGGTAACGCAAGCGGACGTACTCAAGGGCCGTGGCGTAGAACCCATGAAGAAGGGCGGGAAAGTTACCGGCAAGAAATGGATTCAAGAAGCTATCAAGAAGCCCGGTGCATTGCGCGAATCTTTGGGTGTTAAGAAGGGCGAGAAGATTCCGGCTGGCAAGCTTGCTAAAGCTGCTAAGGCTCCGGGTAAGATGGGTCAACGTGCTCGCCTCGCGCAGACCCTAAAGAAGATGAAATGAAAAAGCCCCAGCAAAGCCTAAAGGCTTGGACGGAGCAGAAGTGGAGAACCAAAAGTGGTAAGCCGTCAACGCAAGGGCCGAAAGCAACCGGAGAGCGATATCTTCCGGAAGCGGCGATTAAGTCGTTATCTGCGTCAGAGTATGCTGCAACGACTAGAGCGAAGAGAGCAGGAAAAAGAGCAGGAAAGCAGTTCGTAGCACAACCCAAGACTATCTCTAAAAAGACAAAGCCTTTTAGAAACGCGGGGAAATAAAGTGGACTACGAACGGTATCGGTACCCAGATGGCGATATGCCTGAATGGGTTGAGAAGTTCAAG